CCTTGATCGTCGGGGCCGCGTTGAGCCAGTCCATGACGAGTTTTTCCGCGTTGACCGCCATCAGCCGCCACCTCCCAACGCCTTGGCCAACGTGTTGTGGGCCGCGTTATCGACGCGCGCGGCGGTGTTTTCCGTATGCACCAGTGCGGTGGCCCCTTCGGGACTTGCCTGAGGGCCCAACGCCGTATACAGGGGCTGGCCGGCGCGCGTGGGGGAACCCATCGAGTTCGCTCTCGCCGCCAGCTTCCGGGCCTCGCTGATTGCCGCTTTGGAACCCTCGTTGCGCCTGTACGCCTGGAACGCGGAGTAATGCAGTTGCACTCTTTTGGCCATGCCTATCCTTTCGTGTCGGTGACTTCGACCGTGAGGTTCCATGCAGTCGGCTTCATTCCGCCGTCCAATGGTCTCGGGTCTCCGATCACCTCGTAGTCATGTGAATTGATGCGCACACTCGCCCCGCGCAGACTCCGGTATGCGTAGCTGCGGGGGAAGAGGCAGGTGAATGCAACGGTCACGCCGTCAGGTCGAATCGAGTCGGTGGCGTTGCTCATCGCGCCTGGTGAGACGAGCACGTTGTCCACCGACTCGATATCGACCTTCGTGACTGGCGAGCCGCCGGGGTCGGTCTCGCCGGTCGGCGTGTATCGCATCACTTTCACGGTCTCGCCTCTCATGACGCCTCCCCGTTTGACAGGTCGATGCTGTAGAAGCGTTGGCCGGTGAGCCTGAGCGCCTTCTTCTGCCCTTTGGACAGGTAGAATTCGCCGCGAGGGTTCGCGAATGTCATGGACTGGGTGAAATTGCCCGCCGTGAGGCTGAGATTGCTGGCACCGGTGGTGTCGAAACCAGCGCCCTCGGTCTGCATGTCGGATGAGATCGCGTCCTTGGTGAGTTCGCAGGCGATGCGTTCAAGCGTCGCCTGCGATATGTTCCGCCAATCCGGGCATTGTTCGCGGAGGAACTGCGAGGCATCGGCCAGACGCTGATCCACATAATCGGGGTCGTCCGGCATCTGCTTCCAGCGTTTGGTCAATTCCAAATGCGTGGCAAATGGGTTTTCTTCCGTTTCATCGACCATGACGGCCTCCTTAATGTCAGAATGCGATGATGCCGAAGCCGCGTGCTGCGGCCAGCAGCATGTCCGCCTGCGCCCGTTCCGCGTCGGTGAGAGGATGCCACCGGGCTTCCAGATCCTCGTGAGGGGCGAACACGGTATTGTCAGTCATCGGACACCACCGTGGCGATGGACTTGTCAGCGACAGTCGCGGTCACCGTCTGGTCTGCGCCCTCCGGCAGGACACGTACCGTCACATTGGTTGTTTCGCCGGCTCGAACGGTGACGGTTTCAGGACTGGTCTCGATGGATTGGGGTGCCGGCGTCACACTTTTGGGGCTGCGATCACGAAGGCGGGGAAGCGCTTCGTCTTGTCGGGCTGCACGTCGTTGATGGGGTTGGCGATTTGGAAGCCGACGCGGAACACGACGCGCATGGCGACGCAGTCCTGCTGGGCGAGGTTCAGAATCACCTTGCCGTTATCGTCCGAGATAACCGACTGGTCAAGCAGCTTGTAGGTGATGTCCTGACGGATGCCGACCACGAAGTTCGACCAGTCCGCGCCGAGCAGCACGGCCTTGGTGGAATCCCACGCGCCGTTGTCGACCTCGTTGAGATCGAAGCCGTAGAGGGTGGACGGCGCGCCGGAGGCGAGCGAGGGCACGTAGATCGGGGTGCCGTTGGTGTTACGCAGGCCGATAAGCTCCCAGTTCAGGCCCGGCTTGCTGGCGAAGCCGTTCATGGCGAAGCCCTGTTCGGCGAGCTTCTGACCCATGCTGGCAACGTCCTTGGCGAGGTCCTTGCCCTGGGTGAGCGTGTTGCCCGCCGTGATGGCCTGCGGGATGATGCCGTCCGGGAAGCTGGACGGCTTGTCCACGCCGAAAAGGGTCGCCTGGTCCAGCTTGTAGCCGAGCGCGGAAGTCAGACGCGGCATGACCTCCGGCCAGATTGGGATGCCGGAATCCGCGATGACGGCCTCCGGGATGGGCACGATGGCCGCAAGTTCCTCGGCCGTGATGCTCAGGCCCGACCATTTCATCTTCGTGGTCTGTTTCAGGCCGGTATCACCGCCCACCCAGTAGGCGATCGGCTTGGAGTCAAGCACCGGCTGCGTGCGCGTGCGGGTGCTCATGCGAATCTGACGCATGCGGGTGAGGGACACACTCGACTTGGGGGCGTCCTGGATAATCTGGGTGGCGTATTCGGTGGGGATGAGTCCGCCGCCGAGGTCGCCGCTGGTGATGATGGAGTTCACGTTGGAAACCATCGTCATACCTTCTTTCTATGGAGTGGGGAGGTTATTTCTGCTTTTGTTCAAGGAACTGGTCACGGATCCAGTCGCCGGAGGAGCCGGATGGTGCGGGAGGCTGGTTGGATTCGGAGGAGGCGTGCACCTTCGGCTTGGTCTTCTCGGCGATGTAGTCGGCGAGCGCCTTGCCGTTGGCTTGCATTTCTTCGAGGGTGGAGCCGTGGAGCAGTGCGATGGGCACGCCGGTTTCCTTGGAGACCTGCGTCTTCCATTCGTTCTGCTGTTTTTCCGCCTCGTAGGCGGCGTTCTTGGCTTCAAGCTCTTTGATGTGCTTGGCTGTCTTTTCGGCTTCGGACAGTTGGGCCTCCTTGAGCTGTTGCAGTTCGTCGGCGGCTGTCTTGTTGTCCTTGGCGAGTTTCTCCCATTTGCGGGAATGGGCGACGGCCTCCTTGTATTTGGCCTCGTAGTCGATTTCGGGCGGCTTCGCTCCGTTCTCGGTCGATGCCGCCTGCTGGTTGCCGTTGGCCTCTTCGGTCATGGTTCCTCCTAGTGGGTTGGGCCCGTTTCGGGCATAAAAAACCACCCGTGCGGGTGGTTGGGGAAAATCTCAGTTCGAGTGCGACGGTCGTGGCACCCCGTAGCCGTCCTTGTAACGGTCGGGGTAGAGTCGGCGCATCACATAGGTGATCGTGTTCGGGTCGTTGGGATTGTCGGGATTGCCTTTTGTGGTGGCCTTTATCATCCGATAGGTGTCGTCGTCCAGGCCGCCGTTCTCGATGAGGCTGCGGGCGTGCATGTATTCCGAGTACATGCGGTCGGGGTCATAGCCCTCGATGTGAGCTTGGTCCCTGTCCCATTCGGGGACTATCTGGCAGTCGCAGTCGTCGTGGAACAGTCTGAACGAGCCTTTGACGTATTTCGCGGTCTTCTCGCTGCGGTACACCCAGCCGCGCGAGCAGAGCATCGTGCAGAACGCGCACGTCTTCGCGCCTCTCGGCACGCGCGCGTACCGGGGTTCGGACGGGTCGTGCTCGCACAGGCGGGCGATGGTTTCGCGCCCCGAATACATGACCCAGCGTTGCATCGCGCCGACAAGATACGCCTGCATGGTCTGCGGGTCGGTCCACAGGTGGCCGGCCTGCCAGCGTATCGTCTTGTCGATGCCGTCGCCGGGAAACGAGTCGGACAGGTCGTACTCCCATGATTCGGGCACCGATTCGCCACGGACGCGCATATACCATTCGTAGGCGGCCTGTGCCGCGAGGTCGCCGTATTTGGCGACCAGTTGCGGCACGTAGTCGAGTAGCATGTCACGTTGCCATTCAGGACTGAGCTGTTGCAGCGTCCCCCACAGTTTCGCCAGATCGCGGCGCGCCAGTTCCACCGCTCTGGCTTGGCTGGCTTGCAGCTGGTCCAGTTGCCGGTTGTCCGTCATCCTTGTTGCCTCCGTTCACGAGGGAGTCAAGCACGCTGCGGGTCTCGGCCTTGCGCTTGTCGACCAACAGGCGTGTGATATCGGAATCCGTGTAGCCGAGCTTCTCCAACACCACGTCGGAGTTGGCGAGCCATGGAATGGCCGTCACCTGCTTCACGATGGCATCGGAGAGCGCGGCCTGCGATGGGCGTTCGGGGTCACGCCAGTTGACCTGCAAGCGGTCGAGCTCGTCGCTGTCCTCGCTGGTGCCGTTGAGGATGGCGATGTCCCTCGCGGCCTTGCGTAGCTGCACGCCGATGGCGCGGCAGGCGTTCTTCGCCTCGATGACAAGTTCGCTTTCCGCCGCCATGATCGCGTCGGACGAGGAAGGGCCGGAATCCGTCATGACGCCGAACTGGCTGAGCGGCACGCCGGTCGCGCCGCTCATGCGTGCCGCGAGGGCGCGAAGCATGTCGGTGTGCGGCTGCATGGTCATCTGCGTGAACTGGCCGATGACGGGCGCTTGGCCGTCCTCGTTGAGGCTGATGTTGAGCATCTTCGAGATGGTGGCTTCCCAGCCGGTCAGCTTCTTGCCGTTCTTGTCCTCGGGCGGCTCGTCCGCGCCGATGAGGTAGCGTTGCGGGCTCGAATAGAATTCGGCGCTTACCTCCATGCGCAGCATGGTGCGCACCGCCGTGTCGGTGATGCTCATGACCTCGCGGCTGATGCGCGAGCGGCCAAAGGGGCGGTTCAGGTCCTGATGGTAGGGGATCAGGTAAACGGGCACATGATCCATGTACGTGTTCCGGGGAGCGTCCGCATGATAGCGGCCTGATTGCGTGCGGCGTATACGAATCGTGTAGCCGGGCATGTAGAGCATGAGTTCGGAAGGCACGATGGTGTTCGCCTGCGCGTACTGTGAGCGGTCGATATCGGTTATCGACAACGCCGCCGACAGGCCGCGACGGGCGTAATCCCACAGGCCGGTCTCATAGAGCGCGCTACGGAACGACACGGACACCTTCGAGCGCAGACCATCCTCGGGTTCCGCGCTGCGCACGTTCAGGAACGAGCATGAGTGAATGAGCGCGCTGCGGATGGCCTGCGGCAATTCCACGTCGAAGTCGTTGTCTGAAAGAATCGAATCCAAACCCAACGGATCGCGGCTGTCGTCGCCGACTCCGACGAAACCATCGAACACGATGCGGTCGGCCAAAGCGTCCACCGATTTCTGCGGCCAGCCCACGACCTCGCTTATCCCCGCCATGCTGTCCGGCACGGCGATGGACAGATTCTTAAGCTCGTTGCGCCCGTCGTAGTATTTGGTGCGCAAAAGGTTACGTTCGAGCTTCTGGGACCATTGACGTATCATCAAATCCCACGGTTCTCGGCACTCGTCGGGCAGATTATCGACCTGCACGTTTTCAAGACTGGGAATCTGCATCAGAATGCCACCGCCTTCGCTCTTCTTCCCGGATGACGTTTGGAAGTCTTGACGTTCCAATACGCGAGAGCCACCGCTTCCACGGGACTCACGTCGATGTTCTCCATGGACGGCTCGTAGCCGAACCCGTCGCCGATTTTCCTGTGCTTCGCATGACCCACCGCCTCGTCAAGCAGAGGCTGGCCGAAATGGGTAAGCCCATGGTCGTTCACGGCCTGTTCGAGCATCGAACAAGCGTCCGCCACGTCGGAAGGGCGCGGCACCACGATCACTCTTTTCGACACGCCCTTGTCGATGAGGCTGTTGACCAGGGTGGGGGCTCCCACGCGCCCGTCGATGATGATGCCGATGGCGTTGCGCCATCGTTCCGCACCGTTCTTCTCGGCGGTCAGCCAGTCGGCCAGCCAGCCGGTGCCGCCGCGCATGCTGCGCGAGGCGATGACCTCCACGTGCGGCAATTCACTCGACTTGCGGGGCGGGCGCACGCACGCCACGAGGGTGACGTTCGCGCCGTCCGCGCTGAACTTGACCGCATACGAGTTGTAGCCATCCATGCAGGGCTTGTCGGTCTTGCACTTGGCCCACTCGTCAACATCGATATCGGACAGCGCGCCGGCCTGATCGTTCCACCAGCCGAGACGTTCGCGGGCGAAACCGTCCGGCGTCATCTTCTCCGACTCGGAAACGACCACGCTTTTCAACAGGCGGGTGCCGAGCGATGGATTGTACCGGTACCAGCGTTGCTGGTCGTGCACGTCGCCGATCTCGGTCGCCGCCCATTCGAACCAGCACAGGTTCTTCGGCGGCTTGTCGCGATGCGCGTTGCGGCGCATGCGCGCGAACACCGTGCCCGGCGAAGTCGGCGGGGTCGGCGTGCCCGTGTAGATGGTCAACGGATTGCCCGAGGGTGCCGACGAGATGGCGGGCTGTATGGCCTCCATCTGCTCGTCGGTCAGCTCCTGCGCCTCGTCGCACACCAGCACGTCCACCGTGAAGCCACGGCCCGAACTCTTCGAACGGGCGATGAACTCAATGCTGCCACCGTTCTTCAACACGATGGCCTCCTGACCGTTCGTGGCCCGGATATAAGTGACCAACTCCGCCAGTTCGGGGAACTTGCGCGCGTTCTCGAAGTAGTATTTCATACGCAGGAAATGCTTGCGGCAGGTCTTCACCTCATGCGCCGTATGCAGGATCTTCATGCCGAGGATCGCGGCAAGGTACAGCTCCGTGAACTCGAGAATCGCGTTCTTGCCGTTCTGACGCGGCACCGCGCACCCGCAATCCGACGCCGCCCATTGCAGCTTCGAATCCGTGGCGAGCCAACCCTCAAGCACGATGCGCTGCCACTTGTCCGGCTTCATGTCGTAGCCGGCAGCGAGCGCGCACGCCTCTCCTCCCTCGGACTGCGCGTGCTTGGGAACCAGAGCGAAGCTAGGTTCCTGTACGCCTCTTCGTCTTGCCACCCTCGATCACCCTCAGCTTCCGTCGTTCGGCTATCTCGTCAAGCGGCGTATGCCGCTCCTGCTTCTGGACTTCCGCCGGCATGATCTGGCTGCGTGCGGCTGGTGTGATGCCGTAATCCTGCAGTAGCTTGTTCAGTATGGGCACGCTGGCGAAATTGCCGGAACCCCAGATGTCCGCGTGGATCAGGGCGGCGTTCATGAGGTTGTCCCAGTCGGCCTCCGTCCACGAGTCCGCGCCTGGAGTGGAAGCCAAATGCTCCCACCATCGCACGGTCGCCTCGGGCCATTCGATGCCGTCAGGCAGGTTGGGCTGTACTGTCGCGGTCTTGGCCAACTGGGTCACCTCGAATCAATGTCTAGGAGCCGCTGGAG